ATGAAGAGGGGGGGTCTGTTTTGCGAGACCCCCCCTCCCCTCACTCCGAAACTCACGCTGCCTTCGGCACACGGACCTTCTTGTAGAACCCATCAGCGTGCAACGAAACAATTTCGTTCATCGCATCATCGATGGCGACCGCCTGGTCGGCCTCCGACAAATCATCTGATGAGAACGTCACCCTTGCCAGTAGGCCAGGCGTGTTGTAACCAGCACGGGCATCCCATGCTAGCCACTCCGTGTACTGATCCACTGGTGAGTAAGGGTTGTCACTGGTGGTAAGCATGTACTCATCCACTGTTCAGTCCCTCCTTCACTGTGGTAACACTGATGCCCAGTGCAGCAGCGATCTCTGCCTGTGTCTTGCCCTGTGCAGCCATGGTCTTGGCCCTGCTCAGGTTGGCACCACTCATGAGTGTTGCCTTGCGTGGGGTAGCCAACGCCTTCACCTTGTCGATGTCAGTGTTGTCCAGGATCTGCTTGAGCTTGTGGTTACTGATAGCCCCTGCCTGGATTGCATTCCACTCATCTGGTGTGATGTCCACCAGTTCCTTCTTTGCACCCATGCGTGCACGTGCTTCAGCGAGAGCTTGACTCTGTGCCCTCTTGATCTGAGCATTGTCCATGTTGGGATTGGCTGCCCTCTTGGCGGACACCACGGTGTCTGCAAAGACCTGGGCCTGGCGCTCACGAGGTGAGTTCCTGAGTGCGTTGTTGAGCTTCGCATCCAGTGCCTTGACCTGGGCCTCATACACCTTGGCTGCAGAAGGGGAACGTGTAACAGAAGGCTGTGCCACCATGGCCTTACGAGCCTCGTTAGCAAGAGCCTTCATCCTGTTCGAGTGGTCTGCATAGACCCTCTCAATCAGAGTTCCACCATCCTTGGACACAAGGGTGTGGGCATCATCTGTCTCACGAAGCTTGACAGAACGCTGGGTCTTGAACACAGTCTTCCCCGTGTTGGGGTCGACATAGCTCTCACCAGTCTCCTTCCACACCTTCTTGCCCGTAGCCTCATCGATAGGCCCACCCTTTGACATGGGGTTAGCCTTACGAGCCAGGACATCCGTCCTAGAGGTAGCCCTAGAGATCAGGGTTGCAGCACCTCCAGCACGACCATCTTCCCTAGGCTGGTACTTCTTCTGCAGATCCAGGATCCCGTTCTCCCTAGAGGAACGACGGTAGTCGAGGTTGTGCTTCTCTGCATCGATGACCACCATGGAGTGGCGAACCGCACGAGCCAGCTCATCAGTACTGGCCTTCTGGATTGTCATGTCCGTGATGAGGTTGGACACCAGACCCATCTGCTGCTGCTTCGCACGAGGCGTCATCTTGGGCATACCTTCGTACGCCGGATATTCTGCCTTCGCATCGAAGTTCTTCAGACGCTCCAGTGCAGGAGTCGACTTCAGAGCGCCGCTGTTGTTGGGGATGACCAGGACTGAGTCACCATCGAAGTCAGCTCCAGACAGCCTTTCGGCCACCTTAGAGTTGATGCCGATAGCATCCTTGGCCTGAGGCCCGATCATGGAACGGGCCTCGCGGTTCTTGTTGTTGACTGTCAGTTCGGGGATCTCGAACGTTCCACCGTGCGGATAGCGGATCAGAGCGACCCGTTCACCGTCGTTGTAGTTCGGTGCGTAGACCTCCGTGTCCTTGAGGGACTTGACGGGGAGAATGGCGTGAGACGCCTGACGAGGAAGAGCTGCGGCCTTGAGGGACACAGCTGCCGAATCCACGCCTTCCGAGTAGGACTGAAGGAGCTTGGCCTTCACAGCCGGGTTGTTCAGAGCCAGGATCTCATCCAGCTCCTCACGCTTCCGGTCATGGGCCTGCTTCAACTGGCTTTCGGCCAGCTTGGGGCTCTGCTTGGACAGAACCTGCGAAGCAATGCTCTTCTTCCAACCTTCCCAGTCGCCTTCCTTGTTCAGGATATTTACAGCGCTGGTCAGCTCGGTGACGCGGCCCGTTTCGTCCGTCTTGCCGATCTGGCTGGCAATCTGGGCGCCGAACGGGTTGTCCTTGTCGATCTTGCCGGACTCGTCGGTCTGAAGGGGCTTCAGGACGGTGTTGTCCTTGGGCCCGATCATCGGAGTGTCCTTTCCCTTGTTCGTGTTGAACACGACGTCTACCCCAGGCGGAAGGTCGTCCTTGTAGACGGCCATGCCCTTCAGGTAGTGGGAGTTGTCCACCATGATGCGAACCTGGGCGTACCGCGAAGAACCGAGGGAAAGGTCCTCCACACCAGGCCTGATGTACATGACACCATCAGCATCTGCACCGCCGTCTTCCTTGTAGTTGATGGCGATGCGGGACGAATCGATCGACTTGGGTGGCAGGATGCCGAAGTACGTGCGGCCTCCATCATCCGACTTCTGCTGGATCTGACGGATGTCTCCCATGTTCATCTTGACGTCTCGGTAGGTCGTACCGGGAGGGCAGAGCACCTTGATGGTGGTCTTGTTGCCCGACGCCGTGCCTTGCTGCTGGACCTGCACCTTCAGGACCGAGTATCCCTCGTCCTTGAGCAGGGCGACTGCGGAGTTGAGCTTCTCGTTAGAGATTCCGCGTGTGGTGGCGACACCCTTTCCGATGTCGATGTATCCACCCTTGTCGACCTCGGCCTGAAGCATGTTGGCCGTCTCGGTGAGAATGTCCTGCTTGTCCTGCAGGTGCCGGGCAAGGAGAGAGCGAACGGACGACTCGTTGATCTTCATCCGCTCACCGATGGCCACATTGCTGTAGCCCTTCTCCTTCAGCTTGACCGCCATACCAACGTCCTCAGCACGCTTGGCGTTGATCGCGATGGTGTTGGTCTCGCGGAGCTCCTTGGTAGTCATACCGAAGCCCTTGGCGATGTCGACGTCGGGAACACCCTGCTCGCGCATGAGTGCAACAGAGTCCATGAAGGACTTGCTCCGCTGGGCCGCCGTAGCGGTACCAGCAGTTCCCCACTTGCCCCCAGAACCCCAGGGGTAGCGTCCCGACTTGCGACGGACGCCGTAGTGTGCCAGGTAGTCATCCTCATCGAGAATCACGACAGCTCCGCCTCCTTCCGTTCGCGAATGAGCTTGTCGAAGAACTTGGCCTTCTCCATCATCCGGAAGATTACGTCCGGGTCGATGTCGAAGATCTGCACCTCATCGTTCTGGTAGATGCGAGCTTCCATCTCGAGCTCGAACGGCTTGAAGCCGTACTCGAGACAGAACAGCGTGCAGTAGAGCTCCAGCTGCGTGATCTTGGCCGGCGTGACACCGGTCTTCAGATCGTGGACTCGCAGGTGCATCTTGGACAGAGTGAACTTCAGCGCGTCAGCGGTCCCGAAGAAGTTCTCCGAGTAGAACAGCGGCTGTTCCGGAGTCATCCGGTAACCGATGGCATCGTTGACGTACATGTTCAGCGTCTTCGGCGAACGGGGCAGCTTCACCCCCTCGTTGATCAGCTGCATGGCGAGCTTGTGAAGTCGGTCGCCTTGGGCGGCCTTCTCCTGCTGGGCGTAGACGCGAAGGAACTTGTCCTCGTCGTAGTTGACCCAGTGGTACTGGCTGGGCGACAGTCTTGCGTGCCTACCCTCCAGATTGAAATGCTTGTTCAAGATCATGAAGTACATCCTCTTCATTTTCGGGGCAGATCATCGCAGAGAAGGACATGTTGTCCAGCTCAGCGATGTACCACTCTTGGTTCGGTTCGTACGGAGCATCGATCGAGGCCTTGACCTCGAGCACTGCCCAGTAGCGCCGCCACAGGATCGTGAGATCCGGGAACCCTTGCAGGTAGTCGGTGTCGTTCTTCAGGATTACACATCCCGGGAACAGCACCCGGAGGCGCTTGATCAGCAGGCCTTGGTACCTGGACTCGAGCATGATTGCCTCCATTCGCGCGAAAATGAGAGGGCGCGGATTTGGTTATAGCCGCTCCTTCTATTATATGGCGCGAATGTGACGCGTGGTAATACCACATCACTGCTCGAACAGGCGGAACTTCTGCCATGTCGGGAAGACAAACGTCTCCTCCGTCACACACTTGATCACGTCTTGCCAGTACAAGCCGTTGCGGATGCAGATCTCTTTGATGCTGTCATAAACCTCCTCACTGTCGAGTTCGATGAATGTTCCGCGTGCAGCGTGAAACTCCTCCATGCGGAACTGCTTGTGGTACTTGATGGCGAACCATCGTGGACGCCAGAGCAAGTTGTCGGCCCGGCAGTTGCGCTGATCACCATCCAGGTGGATAGGTGTGTCGAATGCCTCAGCATCCGGACGTTGTACGAACGCATCTGCTATGAGCCTGCTGACTGCTCGAGTGATGAGCTTCCCCTCATCGTTGTACAACGAGATCTTGGGGATGCCCTGCTGGTTGACCGAGACTTTCCTGGGTGACCCGGTCTTGATGTTGGTGATGTCACCGTGCTCACTGACGGCATAGTCAGGGAACTCCTCGAGCTCTGCCCATTGGACTCGCATGATCCTCCTTTCGGGGTGTTTTTGTTTCTGCCAAGATTCCGCAGAGAAACTACAGCTATACAACCCAACTCAATACTATAGTATTAAAACAGTCGCGTGGGAAGTAAGTTTGAGCCTCAGTTTTGGCAGAATGACGGGTTTTAGGGGGTCCACAGACCCGCAGAGGCCTCATTGAAGGACTTTTTGCTGTCCAGGGACCTTGAAACCGCCAAATCGATGAACGACTGGGAGATCAGCCTGTAGTAGTGCAGGTCGGTGAACGGGGTGTTAAGCCGGTCTGTCCGTCCGTACGACTGGTGCCAGTGTTTGTAGCTGTAGGTCATGGAGTAGTGGCATGTCGCATCGGTTGTGATGCAATTCCACCCTTCCGCCCCCGCCGCATACTGCACGAGGTAGACCCAATGGTCGCTAGTCGGTACCGGTTGGTGCTTGTGGCCGTTCCACTCCGCCACTTCCGGAAACGTCTCCTCGGTTTCCCAAGGCGGCCCAGCGAGCGTCCGCAACTTCTCGAGCTCGTAGTTGAAGTTGTAGAACACAATCAATCTCGGGTGAACCTGTGTGAGCGTCTGGACAGCCGCCAGCCGAGTAATATCGGAGTTGACAACCTTCCGCATCACAGCGAACATCTCGGCTACGTCCCTGATCGGACGCTCCTCGTACGGGTTCCATCGCTTCTCCTTGACTAGGTCGAAGAGCTCCTTGTTGTACGAGACTTCGATGTCGTGCTGGATCCGTCGGGTGTGCCGCTCGTACGGCATGTGGACGAGTACAGCTTTCCTGTGCTTAACAAGCGTGCCAGTTTCGATGTATCGATCGACCTTCGGGAACTTGCTGAAAGTGTTATATACAACATGGCGCTGCTTGAATTCAGTGCGATTCTTGTACCAACCGTTGGCAACAAACACAGGGATGTAGTCAAGCCACGTGTCGCCTGGCGTCGCACTGAGGAGAATCCACTGGTTATGCTTGGCAAGGGAGATGAACGTACGGCTCC